AATTCTTGAGTACCTAGTGATTCTGCAGTAGCTTTTAATGCTTGTAACATACCATCAGCAATTAGAAAATCATTGTATGCTTCTGAGTCACAGTTATTACATAACTCATCTGCAACTCTAGCTGCTAGTTTAGATACACAACAAGCTACATTGCAATATACTACAAAAGTAGTATCTGTAGTGTAGGTTAGCCCTGCTTCATCTGTAAGAGTATATACAATATTATAGTACCCATCAGCTAAGTTAAAAGTACTTCCTGTACTATCTACAGGAGTATACTGATATAATTCAAAATCTGGGAATACAGATGCTTGTACTTTATCTAGTACATTAATTGTAATTGGTGCACCACCATTTAATGATATACTAATAGTAGCTGCAGTAACATGTGGATTTCCACCTAATGCAGTTTTCCACAAAGTAGTATTATCATTCCAAGCATAAGGATTAGTAAGACTATTGTAAAACCCAGTAGTATCGTTAATTGTTATACCTGTACACCCATTAAGACATGCAGATATTGTTGATATAAATGACATAGTATATTATAGGTTTTATTGTAAACAAAAATAGTGAAAAACCTAATTGTAAAACTAGGTCCTTCACTATCCTTATCTAGAGATTAATTGTTATACTAATGTTGTAGGCAAAGCTGTAAATTTACCAGTCAACCAAGCGTTTAGAACTTCTACAAGAGTAAGACCTTGATCAGTTAGAATAGGACTTCCTGCAATGTAAAAAATAGCTTGTCCTTTGTTTTCACCTGCACCAATTAAAGATGGAAGGTTGTTTAACCACCCAAGAACTACTGGATTGTATTGTGTACCAATTTCAGCATCTTGTTCACGGAACAATGGTGGAGTTTGATCAACAAAGATCTGCCCTTCATCACCCCAAGAGATGTACTCATCATTAGCAACTTGTTCGTAAACAGCAACACCATCAAATGCAGCAGTTGTAGTTACAGTAGTTGGTGTAGCATCATTAGGGAATCCTTCAAGGAATGTATTAAATCTAACTTTGTCATATTGTCTCCAACGATTAACATCATATTTTTGTTTAATACCAGTAATTTTGATACCCCAATCTAAACCAATACTTGCTACAATAATTACTGTTGCACCAGCAGCTAAAATAGTAGCTGTTTCACCTTGATAAGGTGTATCAAGAGTAATAGTGTTTGTAGTAGTATTAACAGAAACTACTTTGTAAATTGGATCAGCAGCAGTTGTACCTACTCTTAAGTAAGTATTTGCAACTAAGTTTACAGGGTCAGTACCAATGTAAGTAACTACTTTTGACCATCTTGTAAATTTATAAGATGTAGGAGCACCAGTAATTGCAATACTAGAACCTGAATTTGTTAGCTCAGCTTTTACTCTCCAATCAATACTTCTGTTAGGTACAAAATTTTGAATCAAAGATTTTACAAGACCTGTAGCAATATTCCCTTGACCAACAGAATCTTGAGCAAGACCAAGTGGTGATTGGTAAGTACCATACTTGTAGTTAGCAGGACGCTTACCATAAGCAAATGAGTTAGGTACATGCTCAAGTTTTACAGTGTAAAAGTTATTAGCTGTTACGCGAATTGAACCTGAAGTACCATTATAACCAATATAATCTACTTGTTCAGTAGCAGCTTCTCCAGCTACTCCTGTATAAGCAACAATATCATTAAGGTTAAGTATTACTTGCTGAAGTGGCAAATTAGCACCACGGTCCTTAATGATTTTAATTTTAGAGTAATCAGTTACAGTAACTGCAGTCAATACTTCGTTTGACATGTTAGCAACTACTACTGAACCAGTAGCACCAGTAGAACCTGGAGTAATTGTTCCAGAAGTTACTTCAGCAAGTTCAGGTACAATGAATACACTCTTAATGTTATTTTTTGAATCTAAAGCCATTTTTTTAAAATGTTAATTTGTTGTTTGTTTTTGTTTTACAAATATAATTGTTTTTGTTATTCCAAAACATCTGCTGTGAGTTGGTTAATTGGTATTTGTTCTCTTACTGCAGCAGACAGTAATTTTACAGCAATATCACAAATTCCTTGGTGAGTTAGGGAATCTAATTCACAATTAACTTGTGACCCTGGTGCATTAAGATTTACTACTATGTCAGATGGTGTTTTAATATATCTTAAATAGTATTCAGTAACTATAAAATCATTGTTATTTTTACCATCAGTATCTGTAATAAGACCATGTATCTTTCTCTCATCACCATTAACAGGTTTTCTACCATGTTCTAATCTCCATATAATACCTTCTGTACCATCAGTGTATGGTTTTTTATAAGGATTATAATAATTAAGATTATACTCATCATGTGAGATAGGAATAGTCATAATTCTATTATAAGTTGATGTAGTCCCACATTGTGGAATATTTGTAGTACAACCTTCATAAATTGCAATCATGAAATCAACTGGCAATGCCCAGAGTTTTTCTCCAGGCAATGTACCAGTTTGTTGGTTGTCGGGTAATTCAATAATAGGTGGAACAGCATCTTGTGAGTCTTTAACTAATGCAGAAAGTCCTTGGATTCTTATTTCAGTTTCCTCAAATCCTTCCATGTTTCTATTGCTCTTAGGGTTTAACCTTTGGAGAATATAATACCATTGTGCTTTAGTTAAAAGTATAGTAGCTTCAGGGTCTTCAAACCCAGGAGCACTTTGTGAATAAAGTGCATCATAAGTTACTAGTACATTTTCCCACATTTGATTAGCTGTCATAACCTGATTGCTCTTTAAGTCTTTCTACAATAGCAAAGTTTTCTGGATTCTCAACCCACTTAATAGCTTGAGCTGTTGGTCCAATATCTTTACCATCTAGGAATTGATATGTTTTTTCTTTAGATAGAACAAGTGATCCTGCTTTAGTTGCTCTCATTAAAAGTAACTTAGAATCTTTATGAGGATCTTGTACTAGTTTTAGGAAGTTTGCTGGAGATTCATTTACTATTTTACCAACATATGCAAATACATAGTCATAGTTTGTAGTATTACTGATTCTTGAATCAGCTAACCACATGATTTCTCTAAGTTGTCCAATGTCTGATTTAATTCTAGCAAACCAAGAGAATGCTTCAAGTTTAGTGTTAAGATCTTCTTTTTCTTGTACTTCAGCAATTTCTTGATCTACAAGCATAAATCTGTAAGTACGTTTTTTGTTTTTTTCAGAAGGAGAAGGTGCTACAACATTCTTGTTTAGCATAAGTACTTTATATCTAATCATATCCATAGGGACAGATAGATCTAAAACATTAGATTCATTTCTAAGTTTTACAGTACCAAGTTTTTGCCAGAAAGTATCTGGATGGCGATTACCTTTTTCATCAGTTCTAAATTTACCAACATCAAGATCACCTTTACTAAGACCAAGTAATCTTTCAAAGAATTCTTGTTCTGTAATTTCCTCATTTGGAAACTCAGGAGTCTTTACTTTAGCAATATTGTCTAATGGTCTGTACATGATACCTGTCTTTTTATTAATAGGTACTGATAGATATGTAATTGCTGTGTTAAATTGATAAGCACCATTGGTTTTATCCTTACCATCTTCAGTAATTTGGTACTTGTGTGACCAACTATTAGGTCTAACTACTGGTACTACTTTTACTACTTTTTCAATTAGAAAGTGTGTGAATTTATCCTGTTCTAATTCTAATTCCTTTTTAGCCATAATTTCTTATTTATTTATTTTACAAAGTTAAAATAAAGAGGGAGATATTTCACTCCCTCTCTATATTTATTTATTATACTAAGTTATAACGGAAATCTACAACTTTAGTTGGGTCAGTAATCATCATACCACCCCACATCATTCTGTGAATTTCATATCCATCAGAACGTGAAACTGCTACTGAAGGAGAACCTTTTCCTGCAGGAGTAAATGGATCACGCATACCTGGGATATAACGGAATACTGAAGGTTGACCTTTTACTGATACTCTCTTAATTCCTGATTCTCCACCAAAGTCAAGGGCTAGCATTCTACGTGATTCTGTAGTACCACCTTCTGGGTGAGTTTCTGGGAAAAGAACTTTATCATCAAACATTGGACAGTACATCAATTCAAATGTAATACCGTTGATTGAGTAGTATTTAGTAAATTGGAAACCAGCTGAAAGTGGCTTAGGAATACCATTAAGTTTTCCACCATTTTCTTTGTAGATAGTTGTATCATTAGAACGTCCTGGACCTTGACCTGCAGTGTTAGCAATCATTAGTTCAGTACCACCTTTAGCAAGTACAGCTCTGTGGAAATCACGGATACCATATTCACCAGTACACAAAGTAACAACACGATTACCCATTTCAATTCTACCAATAGAAAGATCCAAGAATACTTCAGTCAAGAAGTCAAGATCTAGTGTTGAGTAGTAGTGAATGTTAGATGGTGCAATTTGTTCAAAAAGACCAGCACCTGATTCAACAGGATATTTACCTGATGCATCTTTGTTCAAGAACAAGTCACGATCTGTAAAGTTATGTAGACCATAAAAGTGCATAACTACGTTAGCAACTTCTGCTTGGTACATTGCAATCATATCTAGATAGTTAATCCAAACACGCTCTTGCTTACCATCTACACCTGGGAATGAAAACTCCAAAGGATAGTTTTTACCTTCATTAATCATGTTACCAGGAACTTCATATTCAAAACGCTGCATAGTAATGCGGTTTCTCATTCTGAAAGGTGAAGTAAAGTTTGGCTTCTGACCTCTGTTAGATAATGTTGATGGAGCTACGTTGAAAAACTTAGCCCAACGCTGACCAGCTTCAAGTTCTTCTGCAGGTACTGAAAGCATTGGATCTGATGTAAGAAGTTCTACTTCATACTCAAAGTTAGTACCTTTTGGTTTAACAGAAAGAACTCTCAAAAGGTATTCTGCTTTGTTACCTTTAAGGATGTTATCTGGCTCAAAGTATTCTTCGCCAAATACCATATAAAAAGCAGCAACACCTGCACCAAGCTCACCTGCAGTAGCAGCTGAAGTATTAGTTGCATCATACGCCTCAAGAAGAGGAATATTTTTGTCATGTTGACCTTGGAGCATCCACTCATAGAAGTTGTTTTCTTCTACTTCAATAGTTGGGAACTGGTTGAGGAAATCAAACATCGCATTCTTCAGATTGGTTCTAAAGATTTGATGAATGGTGTTAGTTACAAGCTGTGGGCGTTTCATATAGAGTGCACCCAAATTGTTGGCAGTTACAAGACCATTGTAATCTTTAGCTGCGTATTTCTGTAGTTGGAATAATTGCATTTTTATTTATTATTTAGGAAATTTTCTAGTGATGTTAATACATCAACCTCTTTATCATTAAGATTATTACTTAAGTTAGAGCCTGATTTGAATGCTGCTTTTTTAAGTCTATCATCAATACTTCTAACAACTTTTGTTTCTGCTAGACGCATTAATTTGGTTAAATCAGGTTTAAGATTACCCCTCTCATCCATGTTGAATAAACCTAGTTCTGTCAAGTAATGCAGTTGCAGTCTAAATGCTTCTGGATTCTTTTTGGAAATAGCAGCCACTTTGTTTAATGGTTGTTTGTTTTCATCGTAAGCAACTGTTTCTGTCATTGACTTGTACAGTTGATCTTTCATTTTATCTGTAATAGGAACTCCTTTGAAGATCTCTGGAGTTTGTGAAATTGCTGCTTTCAAAGCTTGAAGTCTTTGTTGAGCTTCACGTTGTCTTTGAAATGCAATATTTTGCTCTTCTTGTTTTTTAAATTCAATTTGTTTTTGAGCTTCTTGATTTAATGACTGTGCAGCCTCTAAACCTTCATCAGCTAATTCGTCTAGATCTCTAGCTCTTTCTACATACTTAGTAATTTTCTCATTTGAAAATCCTTTAGTTTTAAGAAGTTCTCTGTAAAGCTGTTCTGCTTTTTGAGGGTTAGACTCTAGTTCATCTCTAGTAATTGATGAATAATCAATTACCTTACTACCAATATCTAGTGAAGAATCTTCATCTAGACCATCCATAAACAATTCAAATTGTTTACGCATTTTGCTAGGCATTTCAGATACAATATCTTCAAAGATTTTTACACCTCTTTTAAAGTCACGTCTTTCCATCAAAGATTTAAAACTATCTGGAGTACCATCAAATTTAAAATCTTCATCTTCTTGGAAATCTTCTTCATCAAATAATCCTTCAGCTTTAAGCTGTTCAGCTAGTACTTTATAAAGAGGCTCATCCTCTTCATCAGCAGTTTCTTTCTTATCAGAAGGTGGTGCAAAATCTTTTGCTTTACTTTCTGGTGTCTCATCATCTGAATCATTAATTAGATCTGACAACTCTGTGTCAAAGTCAAATTCATTAGACTCAGCTACATCTTTTACCAGGTTTTTATCAGATGAATTATTGATTACTTCACCTGCTCCTCCTTCAGGAGCTTCAAAATCTGGGCTGTAATATTTGTTGGTTTTCATGTTATTCTTACAAAATTATTATTAATAATTGTTTATCTACCAAATAAGCTTGTTTTTCTATATAGCTTATTTTTTATCATATTTGTTCTTGTTTTCTTTAGCTATTCTTAAAGCAGTTTCTGATTTCATCTTTTCAATTTCTTTTTTATCGCGTAATTCTCTTTCTTTTAAATTAAGTTTTTCTCGTTCTATTTGATTTTTACGTTCCTCCATTTGTCCTTTTAGTTGTGAGTCTCTTTCTTTTTGAATTTGTTCATATGTTTGCTTTTGTTGTTGTAAAGCAATTTTACTTTGTTCCATCATATCGGGAATCATATTATCATTAAGATCTTGATCTTGTAAATAACTCATACCTCTAATAGTCTCTAATTGAATTTTATTTTCCCTATCCAATTGTCTATTAACATCTTCTCTATTTAGTTTCTCCATTTCAAGCTGTAACTCTTGTGCTCTCATTTCAAGCTGTTGAGCCATCATTCTCTCTTGAGATTCTTGCTGCATTTGTTGCATTTGTTGTTGCTCTTGAGTAATCTTATCCTGAGCTTCTTCCAAGTATCTAGCAAGAGCAGATATACTATCTTTCTTATAGATTTCAATAATATCTCTAAACTTAATCTGACCAGTCTGCATACCTGCGTGTGCAAGTTGGTTAAGAGCCTGCATAAGTTCTTGAGTATTAGGACCATCATCAATATGAATATCATACTGTGATTCTGCAAACTCATCATAATAGCTTACTACTTCTGAGCCCATATCATCAAGAACAGCTTGTACTTTATGTGGATTATTTTTCCATACATACTTAGCAACCTCCAATAATCTTTCCATACAATCTCTCTTAAATGAATTATGTAGAGAGAAATACTTTTCAGTCATAGAGTTAGATGCAGTCCACCCCATATTAGATGTACCTACATTGGCATCACCTTTAACGTCACCTTGTCTGTATTCATTAACACCTGAAATTAAATCAAGCTGTTGTTTTACAAATGATAGCAACTGTACATGCTGATTAATGTAATTACCCATCTCAAGATTAATACCTGTTGCAGCTAACTGATTATATGTACCTGCTGATTTACCTTGTAGTGGTCCTTTAAGTACCTCATTAGTAGGGTCCATAAACATTACATTGGTAGCTTCAGCATACTGTAACCATTTCAAAGGATCCCATTCTGAAGGAATCATACTAGTATTAATTGCTAGCATTGGACCTTTATATTTAGAAATAGCTAGATTTAATCTATGAAAGAAAATATCATACAAATAATCCATAGGTTTCATAACATCCATAAATGACATTACCCTTGAATTATTAGTATTACAGTAAATACCTACATAAGGTGGTTTACTTTCTGATAGATTACCCATACTTCTTGATTGGTATGGAATAGGTCTAATCTTAACATAAATATCATTAGCTACTTTAGTACCTTCCCACCACTCATTAATCCATAACCACTCTACAGTCTCACCTGCATCTTTATCAATCTTGTAGTATTCATCTACAACCTTTTCTTGTGGGCTACCATACTCATCATAGTAACTTACTTTACCAATCTTTCTTCTAGATCTCCAGCAAACCCTCATTACCCTAACATTACCTCTTTGGTCATAAGCACCACCAAAGTAATGTGTAGCAATTTGGTTGGGTACAAACAGTTCACCTGCTGTATATCCAAATCTTTCTTCAACAGTAATATCTCTGTTGTAAGCCATTTGAATACCACCAGTTCTCATTGAATTATACTCCTTACTTTGCTCAAGATTTGAGATCTGATCTTTAGTTAATTCTAAGTGGAATGCATCCACAACTTGACCTACTGACATCATTGTATATTCTACAATCCAGTCTGCATCTTCAAGTTTATAAGTTTCAGGTGATTGAATAGTAAATAAATATAAAGGATTTACTTTTCTAAATACAATATCATTTCCAAGCTCTTCAATACATACAACTTCCTCACCTGAAATCAAGAAGTCTTCCCAACATCTTAGGAAAACATCTGGAACTTTTAATTTTTTATACTCATACTTAAGTATCTTGTTAGCAGTTATTTCCTTCAAATCCTGGTAACTGTATTTTAAGTATTTATCAAACTTAGCTAGCTCTTTTTGCATCTCTTCTTCCATTACTTTTGGATCAATTTCTTGTCCTTGAAAAGAAGCTTGTAGCTTTTGTTCTGCCATTGATACCAATTTTTGGTACCACATTTCTTTAATATCCTCCTCTTTGGAAGAAATCCCCATTTGGTCAGATGATGAAATATATGCCTTAAAAGGATATCTTGTTAACCTCTTAGCTTCTTCACCTACCAAAGTATTTATCTTTGAGTTACCTAGACCTATATGCTGTATATTCTTAGGGAAAGATGAGAACTCAATTCCATATGGTTCACATATAGACTCTAAGTCCTTATCTGTTAGCATGTTATTTCTCAATCTATAGTTAACCTTCTTATTATAAAAGGTTTGTCTAACTACAGATGAATCAAACATTAAAACATTTTCACCAGCATCAATACATTTTTTAGCCCACTCCAGATTCTTTTTATCATCTGCTAGTGTTTGCCTTGGTACTTGTATTACTAAATTATTCATTTTTACAAAGTTAGTTATCTACGGAATATATTATTAAAATACAAGGCATTATCTTTATAGCTATTTACTTCATCAAAAGTGTCATAGCTATCCTTTAAAAACCCCTTTTCTTTAAAAAAAGGAGACTCTAAAAAGGATTTAGTTTTAACCTCTTCTCTTTTAATAATTTCCCTGTTTAAAGTTACATCTAAAATCAATGCAGCAATCAAGGATGATACTCTATCAAAGTTACCATCTTTATTCCATTTAATCAACTCTTGAATTAAGCCTGTAGAGCGTATTCTCATTACATTTAATATCTCAGAGTTAGGTTCAATCGGTTCTAACAACCACTCTCTAATCAATTCTCTACCCCAAGTATTTGTCCTTTCAGTTGCCTTGAAACCATAAGATGTATTCAAGTTAGGTTTCCACTCAATCTTATCCCTAAGTTGTAATGGAGTTTCTGATAACATATGTAAAGCCTTCTTGTGCTCCATATATGTAACAAATCCTAACTTATTAATTTCCGGAAATCCCATGGCATTATAGTACACAATTAGCTTCCTACAATTCTCATAGAAATCCTTAGCTAATTGAGGTCTTCCTGTGTATTCAGCTACTATTCTTCTACTAAACCTATCATACACAAAAGCACAACCTGCTGAATCTGTGGTAGAATAATCATCATCATAAGGGTCAATAGATACTATATACCTTCTAGTGAATACTTTACCATCATTATCTTTTTGAGGTTGTTCAAATATCTCTATACAACCTGTGATATCATCATCTGGTCTTTTCTTTAATGGATAATCTCTTAAAGGTATTACGTTATCTTGTGAAGTAAATCTTAATTCACCTTCTTCATTAACAGCTAGATTACCAATCCAGCTAGATTCTGCATATTTCTGAGGATTACTTTTTAGCTCAGCTAATCTCTCATTAAGTAACATAGTAGGAAACATATTTCCTGATGTTACCAAGAATGCTTCTGATGGTGTTATTGGGTACTGTGTAACAGCATCTCTAAATGCTGATGGATTACCTTTTTTAGTCTCTCTAAATGCTAAAATAGACTTCATTGCAGCAATCTCATTAGAGTTACCTTCATCATCTACTAGCTTAGCAGTTTCTTTAGTGTCTTTATCAGTATATACACCAAACCTCTGTCTTGTAGCAGGTAAAAACCAACCACACTGTTGATTACCCTTATCTGATTCCCAATCATTATTAAATGCTAGTAGGTTAAATCTCTCTGGATCATAATACATTTCAGAAAATGCTGCTGTACCACCACCCATATCACCACCAGTACCATAAATAATAGGCATACCAATCATATCTTCACCATCTTTCCAACAAGGTTCAGATATATTGTAAGATTCAATAATATTACTAAAGATACCAGCTTCCTCAAATAGGAATATAGAGCTTGATAGACCAGCAGATGCAAATGAGTTATCCTTAAATGTAATCTTCTTTATTTGTGATTGGTAACCAACCCAAATATCCCTACCATCTTCCATCTTCTTAAGATGTCTAGCCTTTACAAAGTCCTGAGTATTAGGGTTTCTAGGCTTATACCATACAGTAGCTTGATCTAGAAAGTTCAAATTATTTAGAGTCATTGCCATTGTATTATCAGAATACTTATTCTCATAAGCTGATATGATACATTTAGCATCTCTATAGAAATTATATTCATGTGTAACTAAAGCAGCATTCTTGTAAGAGAAACCAGTTCTTCTTGGTTTAACCATTATAAACCCTTTCTTTTCCTGTCTAGCTTTCTCAATTAAAGTAAAGAACTCCAAATCCACGTCAGTAAACCTAGGGAAACCTTGGGTTTTTCTACCTGTTTTCTCATCCTTCAAATCCATCCTTGTATAGTTTAGATAGAAGTAATAAGTCCCTGGTATAGTTAAGTTACCAATAGTAACCCCTTCCATACACTTTCTCTGCTCTTCTTTCCAGAACTCATTATACTGATGAGTACCAATCAAAGCATTGGTATATGCCCCTGTGATCTCATAGTTAATTCTTGCTTCTAGAAATACTTTTGTATTAGTTAACATCATTCATTAAAATTACCATCTACCTTTTTATCTCCCCTAATCTTAACATTAGTAGTTTCTTTCTCTGCCTTAACAGCTGATTCTAAAGTCTTATACTGACCAACAAGCTTACTAACAGAATCAATAACCTTTAATGTAGTTTGAGAAGTTTCGTCTGTAAAATCATTCTCTTTAAGATATTGTGTAATATCCTCTATCTTATCTTTAACCCCATAAAACAACCTCTCAATAGGAGATTCTTTTAGATTTCTATAGACTCTACATGCCTGTAATACTTTCTCCGATGGGGTGTAGGTTTTTTCTCCAATGATTTCTTCCTTAACAGCCTCTTCTCTTTTCTTTTCTGAGTAATTGTTATAAGGAGA